AATATTAGCTATATTATCTTTATTTATGTGTTTTTTATCTATTATCAAACAATAATTTATATTTTGTTTGTGCATCTTCATTAGATTGTCTAAGAAACCTTCATTGTTCGCGTCGATAGCTTGCATAGCGTGTTCTGGCTTCGATATTTCATAATAAAAAACATCGCCATAATCCCTTCCTAGTTTACCATGTAGTCTTATTTCAGTCATACTAATTTTTTTATTTTTTTAATAAAATCAGAATTAACTTCTGATGTTTTTGGCTCGTAAAGCTTATATTTTTTTTCTTGATTAGAGTAAATCAAAAACGGCAAACAAGCATTTTCAGAAGCCTCAACATCTGCTTGTGAAGGTTCTGCGTCTCCTTTTGGATGATTATGATAAATACATAACAATTCAAATTCTTCACTGAATAACAAATAATCTAGTGGATCTAAAATAAATGAGCTTGTAGGGTCTTGTGATAAGTTTTTACATTCTTTAACGACATATCCTCCGTTACCATCTAAACCTACAAGGCCACATATCTCTAAGAATTCTTTTTTTTCGAACCATTCCTTCATTTTTTGTAAAACAAGATCAATATTCTCAGATGAAAATTTATTTTCTTTTTCTTTATTCATATTAACTTACTCCTCTTCTAAATTGAAAGCCGTCCGTGCCTGGAAATCCGCCAAATTTATTGTTTGTGGGGAACCTAAGCTTACAAGATGCAAGTGTTTTATTGCAACCATCTTTCTGCCAATTATCCCACTTATTTTCTTCGTCTGCTGGGTTTTTATTAACGTTAGTTTTTCTTGCTACATAAAAAGTATCTAAACTTTGATTAGGAGCAATAAATTCATCGTCATAAAGCTTGTTTCTTGCGCTTTTCAATCTAACCACACTACCAACAGAATAATTTGTTTGACTATTCCAGTATGGCGGTGACGGAGTAGTGAATCTCAGGTCCATTAAGCCTCCCGCTGAGGTGGAAAAAGGTCTTCCGCTCTCTTGGTTCACGGGCGGCCCAGCATACCTACACCCGTTACCTCTATATTCAAAAGGGCAATATTTAGCAAAAACTCTTCTCTGATTTATACTTTTGCTGTCAACATCTACAGGTGTTGTTAATTCAACCTGAACAAACTCTTTGTTTTCTAATAGTTTTTGAGAAACTATAAATTTTTGATTGACAACAGAATCTCCACCGTTTGGTTGTGGGCCGAAAGGATTTGTATTACCTTCAAAATTTGCATCGTCCAAAAATCTAACAAAAGTCTTAATTCTTACAACCTCTGTAACCCTAAGATCATCAGCCACTCCCTGAAGTATATCAGAAACAAAATAACGTCTATTAGATATTTTTAGTGTGGGTCTGTTTGGTCTGGCTGACGTTTTGGATTCAAAACCATCGAAATCCATTGCCACTGGTTCGTATTTTTTATTATTGAAAATTATACTACCTCCATAAACTGATCCGTTATGTATATAAACATGATCCTTTGTGCTATTTGAGTTTGAGTTCGGTATTATTATAAAGAGCTCAACCATTGCGGTGGGCTCTAAGCTCAATAATTCTCTTGTTACACTAAAAGTTCCTTCTGCCATGATATTAAATACACATTTGTTCTTTTGTTGAGTAAAAAATTTAGAAATTATCAACGAATGATATAATATATTATATCGAACAACCTTATATTCAACATCAAATAACATGCAAAAAATCATTTACAGAGTATACAGCGGGAAGGGAAAGTATCAGCAGAGCTATTCATCTAGTTTAGAAGGTTCTTATTCGTGGGCTATTGATTGCGCCAGTTTAACTGGAGGAGAAGTCCATGAAGCCGTTGTAGAGAATAATGGGGTAACCAGTTCGTCTTCTATTATATATCCCAAAAACAAAAAAAATGAAAATCATTGACATAGATTTTGATGATCCAGTTTTTAGAAATTGCTTCGAAGAATACTATGTTAATTCGTCTCCAATGGAAATTTCTAGCTCCAAATCCATTTCTAGAAGAAGAGACAATAGCGATTATTATCTTAAGTTTTTAAAAAAAAAATGCACACTTAATCATTGCTCGGTTGACGATAACGGCGATTATGTATATTTTTCTTTTTCTTCTATAAAAAAAGAACCCAAAACAGGCAAAGATTATGTTCATGTTTATTTTGTTTTCAACAATAGGTTAAATTTTTTTCCCCCCGAGATGGTGGTAAAAAACGCATATGCTATATGGAATCATCAATTAGAGGTTTCTGGTCTTGATTTTTGCGGCTCGTCAATATTGCGCATTAATAAACGTTTATCTTTTATAAAGTTTATTAAAAGATACGTTAAAGCTGCAGAATTTTTAGATAAAGATAACTTTGCAATAGTCAGAAAAGAAAGAATAAAGGAGGAGTATGAAAAAATATAACTTTAAAGTTGTAGGGACAAGCTTAATTAACAAAAAGTTTGACGGAGATGTTTTTGAATCGAATGATTTTAATTTCGCTGCCAAAAACCGTTGCTTTATAAACATGATTAAAGACGACTCTGTTCATGTTTTAGAGCTAAAACTTGTTAGGTTTGTAAATGGGCACGTAATATTGGAGGGTTTTATTTCTGACCCAAACAAAAATGTAGGTAGAATCTCATTGAAATATTTGCCATGACCTTGTTTTTTGTGTATGTATTGTTATGTCAACATCAACACAATCAAGTCTTTTAAAGCAGGTCGGCCACTATGGTGGCGAAAGAGTTGTTAATGGTACCGTTACTGGCAAATTTATGGCTATTCATGCTCTTGATGATTGCATAATTGGCGCTGGAACAGTAGGTAGTATATCAAATTTTATAGGTGCTAGCGTCGCTCTTGGCGATGTTATCGTTGGAGAGTGGTCTTCTATTGAAATAGCGGGTGATGCTATTGTTTATTATGCTACTTAACAAATGAGGCTTCTACGAATAACTGGAAACTCAATCTACAAAAGATTTCGTACTTTTGCCGCAATACTTGGTTGCTGCGATACGTTTTGGAAGGATTCGGTAGCGTGGGATGATGCTTGCTTATGGAAAGAACCAGAAGATACATGTTGCGATACATTATGGAACAACAACGAACTGTGGAATAATGAATGCATTTGGAACTCTCCAGAAAACAACTTCCCTTTCAACTTTCCTATTATATTAGGAGACGCAGAGGACTTCCCTTATAACTTCCTCATTACATTAGAATAACACAACAAACAAAAAAATGGCTCAGAATAATACGACAATAAAATCAAAAGACTCTGGTGATACATTCACTGCTAACGAATTCAATAGTTTAAATAGAGCTATTAATGGTAATGCGGCTGATGTACATCTAAGAATTGCTTCAGCTTTAAATAGCAATCTTTCAAGTGAAGATTTCAATGAAAAACTTGAAGAGGCTAGTAAATATTGGGTTGCTACCGACATGAGTGATCCTATTGACATCATAGATAGACAGTGGTTAATTACCAAAATGTCTAGCGAAGGAGAAACCCTTAGTGGAGTCGGAGAAAAGGTTTCTTGGATGTTCCCAAACGATGCAACTATTTTCAACGCTTCTTGTGGTGCTTCTACACCCCCTGTTGGAGGGGATGTTCAAGTGTCTATTAAGAAATCAGGTACAGTTTTCACTAATCGAACAATAGCTTCAGGCAATCTCACAGCTATAGCTACACCTTTCTCAGACCCAATTATTGCTAATTCTGGAGAAAGAATTTCATTTGATGTCGGCAGTATCACCTCAACCAGCGGAGCAGCTGGTTTACACGCAGGTTTGGAGCTGGTTTGGGCAACTGGAGAAAGAGCAACTGGAGAAGCAGGACTTGGCTCTTACGTTTGGGTAGCTCCAGAGGATGGAATGATTCACTCCGCTGTTAGTTTGGTTGCTGTGCCTCCCGATGGAGGTCCTATTGGAATAGACGTTAAAAGAAACGGCTTAAGTATATTAGAAACAACAGGCATAATACCTGATAGTGGATATAGCACAATCCTTGGGATACCACATGAAATTGACTTTGTTCCAAGAATTTTTCAAGCTGGCGATGCAATTTCATTTGAAAATCTTTCCGACACCGATTCTTACGAAGGAGGATCAAAACTACGTACAGATATAAAAATATCAATGGGGATCTTAGGTGGCGCAGGTCAAGACACTGTTACTTATAAGACTAACTACGATAATCCAGACAAGGTTAATGGTGATATACCAGTTGACTGGAAGAGGTTAACTTTTGGCGGATCTAACGATATTATTCATGTAAAAATTGGCAAAAGTGTTGAAACTATTGGTAGTCGTGCTTTTGAGTACAATGTTGATATAACTGGTGAGTTATTAATTCCATCTAATGTTAGAGCTATTAATAGTAGTGCTTTTGAGTATTGCACAGCAATTACCTCATTGAAACTTGAAGAGGGCCTTGTAACTATTGGCTCTAATGCTTTTCAAAGATGCACTAGCTTAATTGGTGACTTAGTAATTCCAAATAGTGTTGAAACTATTGATAACGGTGCTTTTTTTAATTGTAATAACTATGACGGTAAGTTAATACTTGGAAATAATCTTAAAACTATTAAGGGTTCTTCTTTTAAGTTTTGTAATTTCAGTAGTATAGTCCTTGGGAATAGTCTTGAAACTATTGAGGTTGGTGCTTTTTTAGGTAATAATTTTGAGTCCATAACTATTCCAAACAGTGTTACAACCATTGGCGAAAATGCTTTTCAGTTTGCAAAGTTTACCACTATTTACTGTGACACGGCCATACAATCATGGGATTCGCTAGCATTGAATGGATTAACTAACTTATCACCCACGACAATGTACGTTAATGACGTATCAGCGTTAGGCTATGCGGCTGGATTTCAAAATTTTGCAGGTGCAGATCTGACCATCGTTGAATGGGAAAAATACCCTAACGCTATACCCAACTAAAAGAAAATGAGTATTATTAACACATTTTTTTTACCTTCAGAACCTTCAGAACCTTCCTCTTGTTGTGTACCAGAAACGGTTTCTATCATTGGCGCAGCTTCGAGCAGCATGACAAGGAATGAGTTTCCATCATGCGATTATTCTGAAAGTTATGGTGGCACACCGCCAGACTACTTGGACTACTACACTCAGCAGTTATTCTATGATGGAGAAAAATGGAACCTTGTCTGGTCATCGGCGTTTTCTATTGGTGAAGCATACCTTGTGAACGGTGACCCATGTGTTCCAACAGGCACCTATACAGATATATACGGAGGCTCACCGACGGTTTCAGAACCAGAACCAGACCCATGATGCAATTTTTACACATACCAAAAAACGCTGTACCCAACTAAAACAAAGCTTCTCAGTATCTGGTATGATCAGCTAAACGACGAGGCTAAAAAAAGAATAGCTGAATTATATGAGAAAGATTTCACTATGTTAAATTATGATTTCTAACATCGAAATATAGATACAAGTGTAAAAATAACAAACAATTTAATCAAAAAAAATGGCTCAAAACACAACAACAATACCACAAAAAAGCACAGGTCAAACATTAACCGCTGTAGAACTTAACGAATTGAATAATACGGTTAATAATAATGCAAACGATGCACAATCAAGATTATCCTTGATTGAGGGTACTTATGTGGAGTCTGGCGATAACGTTTCTGATCTCGCTAACGACGCTCTTTACGTTTCCTCTGGCGATAACGTTTCTGATCTCGCTAACGACGCTCTTTACGTTTCCTCTGGCGATAACGTTTCTGATCTCGCTAACGACGCTCTTTACGTTTCCTCTGGCGATAACGTTTCTGATCTCGCTAACG